TTGCTGCATTAGTAGCAGAAGTTGCTGCATTAGTTTCACTAGTCTTTGCATTAGTAGCAGAAGTTGCTGCAGCAGTAGCTCTAGTTGCTATTGCTTGTTCAATTGTTGAAAGAGTTGTATTATTTAAACTATTAAACAATCCTCCTTTTGAGGCATCATCAGTTGCTCCAACTGAATTAACTGTATCTGGTGCTGCTGGTGTTGTCATTAGATTAACCCTCTTCCGCTAAAGTTTACTTGTACATTTCCTCCTGCTGCATTACGTTTAGAATCTTCATCATTCAATTCAAATATTTCTTGATCGAATAACTTTTTATACTTAACGCCTTGATCGTCATCTTGCAAATAATAAAATACTTCTGCAAGTGCACCCATTAATAATACTCTTTCATTTTCATCTCTTAACCAATTAGCTGCTTCGTTACCTTTATATTTAGCATTATTAGTATTTCCTTGATTACCACCTGCAGCAGTTGTAGCTTCTGCCTGTGTAGCATACGCTGTATTAGTATCACCATTAACAAAGAAAAGACTTACAGCTGCTGCATTATCTTGTGTTAAAAATCCTGCAGCATAGTTAGCTGGTGTTACGTCATACAATGCATTTAATGCAGGTAGTCTTCTATAATAATGTAATTCTATTTTATCTGCAGTGCTTAAACTATTTGCTTGACCAAATCCTGGTGCTAATAATAATGTATTACCCTGTCTTGAAAAATAACCTATATAGCTAGTCTTAAGTGCTGACCAATCATTAAATGTTCTTAAATCAGTTTTTTCATTAAACACCCTACATGTTCTACCAGCTGAATCAATTTCTCTTATTTGTATAAACTCTATTAAATCAGTTGGTAAAGTTAAATCTGTTTGACTTGGTAAAAAAGTATTAGCCGCTGTAGTAGCAGCTTCTAAAGCTGTAGAGTTATATGTTATAGTATTTTCTAATGCCGCTACTCTAAGATTTCTGTAACACTTATCCGCAGCATATCTTAAACAATCTTGAATCCTGGTATCAGATAATACAGATGAATCTTTGTTAGACCAATCTCTAACTAATGCTGTAAAGTTTGCATAAGTCGGCATAATTATCTCCTAAGTATTTACAAGCAAATGTTTATATTCCGTTTGTAATATATACTTTAACTTTTTCATTTTATCTTTATCACGCATAAACGTACCATCGTGTAAATTTATTCCATGATCTTCATTGATTTTAATAGCTACAATATCTGGTATAGTGGCCATCTTTCTAAAACCACTTTTATTTTGTTTTCCAAAATAAGCTTCTTTATCTCTATCAAGCTTAGCGTTATTTAAGTATTGACTAATATCTTGCTTAGCTTCCCAATCTCCAGAAGATAAATCAAAGCCTGCTCTAATACCTTGCTTTGGATTTATTGTAGCACTACCAAATGTGAATTCGTTTTCTTTTGCCATCCTCTTCTCCTATTAAGTAGCCGGTTCTGTAATAGCTATAAACCTACCTGACTTACCAATGTAACCTAATAAATCTCCAGCTGTTGCTGCTGTAAGCGATGCTTGTAAAGCTGGTGCTGGTGCACTACTTACATTTATAAGATCTAAATGTGTTAACTTATATCCTCCACCTGTAGCTGCGCCTATTCTGTATACACACTTTTCTACTGGGTATATATTTCCTGCATTTGTTTTAATAACGTACATAGTTCCCTCCGCTATTTTTTATGTTGTTTACGTATGGCTTCTTTACCTTTTTTAAATATACTAGCCACTTGATTCTTCTTCATTACTTTAGCTCGCTGTTCTCCAACGGTAAGGATTTGAATTTTTCTTGCATACGGTTTATTGATCCTTTTAACCTTAGCAACCGTTGCTCTGGCGTCAGATGGAGTTGCGAATTTGATTCCAACCGTGTCCTTAGGATTTTCATCTGTGTAAAGACGCCTCCCAGAACCTTTAGGTTTTTTTCCGGTTCCTTTTTTTGGATCTGCCATTTTTATTTCTCTCAAGTTTATTTATATCAGCTGCAGTTATTTTTTTACGAGGTGGTGCTACTGCAGCTAATCTTTTTTGTTTAGCCGAATATTTACTATAAGGCATTACTTCTTTTTCTTAGCTTGTAATATTTTCTTTTGTAAAAAGTCTGGTAATGTTTTTTGAGCAGCTGTTAAACCTTCTCTGCCCGACATTACTTCACCGCCGCCTTCATAATATTTAGCCATACCACCCATTGCTTTATAGCTAGCTTTAGTTTTTAAGTTAGTACGATTACCTAAAGCATCTGTGTTACCTTTAAATTTAGGTTTAGCTTTTGGCATAGGTACATTAGAAAGCTTTTGTGTTTGTCCGCCTTTAGTACTTCTACCAAACTTATAAGTAGGCGACTTTTTTAATTTTTTACGAATTGCTTCACCTTCTTTATAATATCCTTTATAAAAATCTGCCATTAATCTCTCCCTGTCATAACTATGCCACCATCAGCATAATACTTTGACATTTTACCGCCGGCTTTTTTATACATTTTATTTCCAAACTTCATTTGCATCTTTTTTATTTTTTCAACAGAACCAGGATAAGCTTTATTCATTAGCTCAGGGTTCTTTTTAGCTTTTTCTTTTGCAGCAAGAAAGGTTGCAAAATTACCAGCTTTATATGAATGCATTGTAGGATTTTTAGAACTTTTAGTTTTATTAAGTAATTTCTTTTTTATTTCTGTTGCTCTTTTAGCAGCATCTATATTAAGTGCACTTTTAAGAGACATTGGCGGTTGAACATTTTTTGCCATATTTATTCTCCAATAAAAAGGAGAGACTAATTAAAGCCTCTCCTAATAGTATTTTAGTTAAGTCCGTAGATTGCTCCACAACCTAATGGGTTACGTACTTCAAGAGTACATTCTTCAACCATCATACCTTTGGTTGAGTCACCCTGCTGACCTACGTCAACCTCTTGTAGAGGTCTTAGGTAAGCTGTAGCAAACCACATTGGATCATAAATCAATGCTGAGAAGTTAGCCATGTCTGGTCTACCTGATGAGGTAAACTTTGTAGAAGCATGGTTATGTCCAAGCATGTTATCGATTACGTTAGATAGACCCATGATATAGTTAGGCATAACCATAATCTCACCGAAGTCTGACATATACACATCAACAGATTGTCTTAGCTGACCACCTGCATCAATGTTTCTAACTACGCCTGTATCACTAACCATAAGATCAGAGAAGTCTCTTCGGATCTTTGGTGATACCATGATCTTTGTAGCTTTACCGCCTTGCTCATAAATCTTCTGCATAACAGAATCAATATCAGTAAGAGCTAAACTTCCTCTTGCTGGAGCAGCAGAACTTGAAGGAGCAATAGTTGCTCTTGGAATAGTAGTACCTTGGTTATCAACAAGACTTCCTGTACCTGTAGAAGGTTGTGTAAACTCACCTACGTATGTACATGTAGAAGTACTATTGATAAACGATTGATAACCACCTGCAGTTCTTGCATTACCATTCTGTGCAGAAATAGCAGCAGATTCGTTGTAGCCGTGAATCATATCAAATTCAACGTCTCTTCGTAGTTCTGTACCACGCTTCTTAAGCTGGTATGCATATTCGTCTGCAACACCTGCTTGGTCAACTGCACGTCTTGTTCCTGACACAGCAATAGTTTTACCATTGATCTGTGTGTAGTTACCTAGTCTGGTTCTTTGAGGACCTGACTCTGCAAACTTATCACCTACAGCAGGAGTTGCAGATGCACCACCAGCAGCTGGAGCTAAGAAGTCTTGACCTTCAGGGATTCTTGAATCACCTGGAGCTTCAAGTGTATCTGTTTGCCATTCGTGATAAATAGCAGTGGCGGATGATTTACCAATGTCTGATGTGAACGGAGTCTCATCTCTAGTAATCATTGTTATAAAGTTCGCTAGGTCTTCTCTTTGCGAGACATTAGCACCTGTGCCACGTGTTGGACCGCCTGGGCCTCCGGTAGCGCGAACAGCTAATAAATTAGTCATATCTTAATTCTCCTAAGATTAAATATTAGATAGTGACCGCTCAGCTAAACTTCTTAAAAATGCATCTTGATCTTCTTTAGATGAATCTTTACTCAAAGCTCTTTGTCTTAAAGCCTGTGCAGCATCTTGTTTCTTTTGCTTTACAGGTTTAGACTTTTTAACAGGAACTGATTTAGTTGGCGTAACTTTACGTTTAGCCGCACCTTTATTCAATCCTTGTTTTAAAACTCTATAATCATTAACAAACTTAACTATATTAGGATCAATAATAGTATCTAATACTTTTTCATCGATTCCTTCTTTGATTGCAAATTCACGAATATCTTTAGCAACAGTTTCATTAAACCCAGGAATTAAAGTTGGAATAGTTTCGTCAAATACTTTTAACTGTTCATCCCATACTTTTTGCATTTGTTCCTTAGATTTTTCAGCAACGGTTTTTTGTAAACCTTCTCGCTCTCTTCTTGCTGTCCAATATTTCTTTTGAATTTGTTCTCTCTGATCTTTAAGTTCTCCTAAATCAAAAGAGTTATTTTCACTTCGAGCTTTATCAATCTTTTCTTCAATAGCATGAAACTCTTTAGCATGCTCTTGTTCAGATTTATATAAGATAGCAACTGAAGTATCTGACATTTCTTTTACTTCAGCTAACTTATCTTGATACTCTTTTTCAAAGTCTTTCCTTGCGTCACCAAGTTCACGACCCTTTTTAGATAGAGATTGTTCAGTAGAATAACCTTTAATAAGATCATTAAAAGAAACTTCAGCATCTTGCCCATCGATCTTAATAGATACTTTTGCTTCTAAGTCTAATTCTTCAGGAGTAAATAATGTAGTGTCTTGGGTAGCGGATTCTTCATCGGCATCCTCAACCACTTCTTCAACTTCTTCAGTTTCAGCTTCTTCTTCAACTTCTTCTTTTACAGGTTCATCAGTTTCTTTTGGGTCTTCTGTTTCTTCTGATTCGCCTGGGTCTACTTCAGGTACTTGCTCTTCGGGTAGAGATTCTTCTTTCGGAATAAAATCCGAGTTAGAAATAATGTCAGCCAGCAATTGTTCTTGTGTTCGACCATCCTTTGCAATAGCGTCATCCGCAGGTGGGGTAGAGGCTACTTCTGCTTCGGTTATTTGTTCACTCATTTCTTAATTACCTCTTTTTTAGGTTTTAATAGTGAATGGTATCTCTGTTGTAATTGATACAAATAATATAATTTATCACAGTTAAGTTTAGTTTTACCACCACTTCTGCTTGAATCATATTCTAATGTATTAATCATTTCTTCGATATTCTGTAATAATTTATCGTAATCAATTTCTCGATTCGCCATCATTGCCCTCCTTTAGGTATGGAATATTTTTTCCATATGTCTCGAAGTTTATCATTCTTTCTTTAACACTACCAAGTGCCATAGCTGAAGAGTAGAGGAACTCTCGAGATTTAGTTTCATGTGGTTCGGTTTTTAACCACTCTATAAATAAGTCAATTAAGACTTCGCCATATACTTCATCAAAAAATTCATCTCGTTCTTTAGATGCGAAGTGCCCTTTAACATGGGCACGCCGCGCTAATTCTTCCGGATGTATTTTATGTTTACCGTATGACTTTGCATTACCCAGCTTCTTCTCAGCTGTCTCACGGTATTTATCCATACTAGCCGCCGAATATCATGACTAGTGTTGGTGTAATTACTTCCTTTGCTAAACCAATAGCTAGTACAGCTTTAATGCCAAAACTAACTACGCCTGAAAATGTAATTGGATCCATAATGTCCTCCTATCTAATTTTAATTAACTTGGGTTTCTTTTCTTCTGGAATAATTTTTTCCAGTAATATAGTTAAAAGACCATCCTCTAACTTTGCGTCTTTAACTTCAATGTCATCTGCAATTGTAAACTCACGGGTAAACTTTCTATATGATATACCTTTATAAACATTTTTAGTATCATGATCGTTTTCTTTTACAGATTTTATTTTTAATACATTATCTGCAACTTCAACTTCAATATCTTTTTTACTGAAACCTGCAAGTGCCATTTCAATTCTAAAATTATATTCATCGTCCTTCATAATATCATATGGAGGATATGTTTTAGTTACTCTTGAACTATGTGCAAGCTGATCGAATAAACGATCAAAGCCAACAGCATAAGGTGTTAATGTATTAAAGTGGTCAAATAAAGTTAATGTTTGATTCATAAGCTTTCTCCTTTGTAAGCAAGATTGTTAGTAACCCATTAGGCATTACTATTTATTAATTATTCTAAGATGCTAGATGAATATATAATTTTTCATCTTTTTGCGCAACTGTTCCATGAGCAGTTTTAACGCTTGTTAATGTCTTAGCAGCATTAGCAAGACCTGATAATATTGTAAAATCTTTTTTCTGTATAGTTATACCAGATTGCTCTACTGTTGATCCTCCGGTTGTTACATCAAATGTAACAGCAGCATCAGTGTCATTAACAATTAATATGCTAGTTCCTGATACGGCTCCTCCTGATTGTGCTGCACCAACACCTGATGCATTAATTGTAACTGTTGCCATAATTATTCTCCCTTTAAGATTTGTTTGGCCATCATTATTATTTGAGCATAATTAGGATGCTCAGCTATTGGAGCGCCTTCCTTAGTTGCTTTAATAGTAAGGTCAGCCCATTCTTGATAATGTTTATCTATAGCGACAGCTAATTGTTTTGCATTATCATCTTCAGTATTTTTAGTTTGAGCATTAGTAAAACTTACATTAGCCTCCGCTAAAGCGGAATCTGCAGCAGCTTTATTCTTTTCAAGCTCTTTCATTTGTTCAGCATCTTGCGATTGCTTTTGAATTGTTTGAGCAGCTTTCTGCTTAAACTCATCAGTAGTATAGTCCTCTAAGAAATCATTACTATCTAAGTTCATTGCTTCAATTAACTTAGTAGCTAATATAGCAGGTGCTTCAGGTTTAATAACCATTCCTACACCCTGCTTATTTAATGTAGGTAATATCTCTCCACCTATCTTAGATAGCTTTTGAATTTGATTAGCATTAGAGTTTTCACCAATATCTAATAAAATTTCTACATCCATATTAGAAGGTAAGCTATCCATATTAACAGTACCGTATACACCTTCTAGGTTATACATCATTTTACCTTTTACATTCTTACGCATAGTTTCATATATACCAGCAACTAGCTTTTTAAATCCAGTCTCAGCAAACCTACGTGCAATATGTTGTATTCTCTTTTGCGCTGCGGACTGCACAGCAGCCAGCTTTTGTTCTGAGTTACCTGATATATACAAAGTATCATTAAGGCCCTGTGCGGCCTTCGACATGCCCGTTGCTTGCTCTTTTATTAGCTGTAAGTATTCTAATAATGGTACAGTACCTGTAGATATTGTTTCAGGTTGCATCTGTTGTACTGCATTTACTGGACTACCATTAGTTGGTATAATCTGTTTAGGCTTCATATTCTGTAATGCACTAAAGTCAACTACATTAGGGTCTGCAAGTTTAGGTGAATAGTTAGTTAAGTAAGTATTCTCTACAAATCCACGTAGTATAGCAGTAGATGCTAGTGTAGATGATCTAGTAAAGTCTGCCATTGACAAACCATAAAACTCAAATGGTATGTCTATAGGTGTAATAGACGCTAATGGTATGCTATCAATGTCTTCTTCATACATTATATAGTCGCCAACAGTTATTATATGCTTTAATTCTGCAATACCGTCACCATCTCTGTCCACATTTAGCCACGATTCTGTAACTGTTACCGGTTTATTAGCTTCTAATGGCGCATCATTCTCTACCATACTGCCTGATATGTACTCTTGTCCTGTAATTTCTTTTCTTGCAGCAACTTCTTGCGAATATCTTAGACTACCTGCGTAAGCTGTGTCACCTAATTCGTCCCATTCTGTAATATTTGCAGTTTCTTCGGGATAATGCTTACGTAATTCTGATCTTGTCATCTCTGTTTGTATACCAACAAAGGATGCTTCTTCGATTGACGTAGATTCACGCGATATTCTAAAGTTTTCTGGTGGAACCAACTCTAATTTTACACGAGATCTGTCAATTGTTTTCTTTAATCGTACGTTTATGTACATTAATTCTGCTTGTGGTTGCATACTTGTTAATGGATCTGCAGGTGCAAAGTCATTTTCAAACTGTAATTCGCCAACAATTTCTGTATTTTCATCTGAAAGTAATTCATCTAGCTTAGCTTGTGAAATTCTTTCGTATTCTTCAAACTCATGTTTCTTATCTTCTATGTATGTCCAGCGACATACAGAATTTTTCCATAATAACGCAGCTTTAATCCACTGAGACATAAGCTCCCAGCCGTTATTCTTTTTAAACAAACAATAATTTACTATAGCTGAAGCGTCTTTGGCCGCAGCAAAGCTGCCTGGTGAGTCATCATAAGGCACAAAGCGTGCTAGTTTATTATTACTTAAAAATAAATCTGATATAATTGCAGTATATGCTTCAACAACTTCTGTTGTAGATGTATCAACAATGGTACTTACGCCCTGTGGTGTTAAATGACTTTCAGGTACACCAGCATATTCATATGTAGCTTTTAATCTTTCTCTTGATAGATCTGCTGAATCCAGCCAATCACCGCTAGAATTCATTATACCTCTATCAATAAGCTCAACTAACTCATCATCAGTTACAGGTTCTTTATATCCATAAGGTTCGGTCATCTCTTACCTCCTTGATGCATAAGAACTTTCTTTTTTAAGTCCTGTAAATCTGAAACTGCATATGAACCAGGTTTAGGAAGTACTCTAGGTTTTTTATTTTTATCTTTTTTTCCTTTACCTGATAAATATTTAGGCTCATTACCATTTTGTATAAATCTTTCAAACATATTCCGCTCCTGGGATTTTTAACATGTGCATTCTTTTTTGTTTGCTAGCTCTGCTAATAATTCTTTATTTCTTTGTAGCAATTTGTAATGTGCTTTTTGTAATTCTTTCAAATCCATTTTAACTAACCATAAAGCTTGCCTTGCAGATAACATTTCTCTTCTTAATGTTTCTTCAAAACTTTCTTCATGGTTTTGCCATCCTTGTCCATTGATAACCATATCATCCTCTTTTACTCATCCATGCTGAAGTACCCATGTATGCACCTACTATACCAGCACCTGATATATAAAATAAGTTACTTACATCTGATAGAGCTTCAACTCTTTCTAATGGTACCCACGGTAAAAACATTGCTACTGTAAACACACCCATACCTATTAAAGTATATCTAGCCATCCTAAGTTGACCTAACTGTTTACGCAGTGCAGCTTCTGTTTCTTTTATTTCTTTTAAATGCAGTAGTTCTTCATCAGAAACTACGCCGTCACCGTCTTCATCATACTCATTAAATCTTGAGTTTTTCTCTAAGTTTTTCTGTATTGCTTTCATTACCATTGTACTTTTCCGGGTTTGTAAATTGATCCGTACATTTTTGTTTAATAACTACAAATGGTAATTTATTATTTATTATATCAAATTTCATTTCTTCTATTCTTACTTCGCATTTTTCCATTTCTACGTATGGACCATTTAGATCTTTAAATGTACGGCAATCCATAAAATTATAAACTGAGCATACCATTATGAATGCTTCAAACATGTCCTCATCTCCTTATTATTTACATAGATCATCAAACTTTGTTGAATGTATTCTATGTCTGCTTTTATCAAGTAACTTATCTAATAATATTTTATTTCTGTTTCCTATTAACCATAGCATTTGTTGAAATAAAAATATCATCTGTGCCTCGCTACTTTCTTTGCAATTCGTTTTGGTTGTTTAGAGTGCTGCTTACCAGCTTTAGTATCTTTTCTTTTCTTTCTACTAGTTGCAGCATACTCAGCGGCAGTTAAAGATTTTATAGCTGACGATGGCATATATCTTTCACCTGTAGCTTTCGGACCTACAGTAGAATTCTTACCACTCTTAGTTCGCCACTTTTCTTTACCCCACTTCTTTAGACTTTTCTGGCCTTTACTTAAAGCCATTATCTATAGCCCCCACCTTTAGCTTTATATTGTTTAGCTAACATCTGAGCTTTACGTGCAGACCATTGTCCTGGTCTACCACCTTTACCACCAGCTTTTATTCTCTGAAAGAGTTGCTTACGCATAGTTGGTTTAGTATAATTACCTGCTTTATTTACTGTACTTTTAGCCATATTACCATTTAACCTTATGTGACCAGTATCTGGCGCTTAACTTGCTTGGGTTTGAATCTTGCGCATTATGTCTAGCATAATATGATTTCTTACGCGCTTTATCTTTTTTACTTGTAGGATTTTTACCAGCACC